TTACCCAGGTTTTACCTGTGGCATGGGCCGATGGTCGTACACCTGCCGTGCCCCCCGGTGCACGGCAGGTGTATCGCGTCCCTGGGTATACTTTTCCGTCGTGGCCCTGGCTGTGTGACCCAGCAGGCCCTGCACGACGCCCATGTCGCCCGTCAGCTCATCTGCTTGGTCGGCCAGTGTGCGCCGGCTACTGTGAGAAGAGAAGTTAGTGGTAATGCCAGCGGCCGCGCCGGCTCGCTTTAAATTGGTATTCATGGCAAAAGTGGCCCGTTTCATTTCCTGCAATGCCTTGAATGGTGCCATCTGCTCGTAGCGGGATGAGAGCCACGGCAGAATGTAGGCTTCGGGATTCGGCGCGCTTCCATCAGCAGGCAGGAAGGAATCGAGTAGGGCTGTGAGCTGAGCGCTTTCCTGCACCAACTTTTCGCGGTCGCCCTTGTCCATCTTAAAGCGTACAACACCCAGCCCCCGCTGACGCCATTTCAGCCGCAACACGGCCCCAATGCGCGAGCCATGCAGATAGTACTGGATAAAGTAGGTAGCGCGGGCCACGTGCAGCAGACCGGGCAGCGCGACGGCTTCCAGCGCACTCAGTTCGGTCTCAGTCAGCCAGACGCGGGTAGGGGTAGGGGTGGGCAGGTCGTAATACTGGAGCGGGTTGGCGTGCCGGGCCAACTCATTACGCTTAATAGCCCGGTTGATGTATACGCTTACTATATCTAAACTTTTGCGGCGGGTACTAGGCGTGTTGCGTAGCTCCTGACGCATATAAGCATCGAAATCTGCAATCCGCTCTTCCGTAAATTGCTCCATTCGCAACGGCTTCTTGCCATCCTGCCAGTCCCACCATCGGGCAAGCTTTGTCAGAATGGAATGGCGCAACGCGCACGACGCTTCGGCCAGCGTGCCTCGGTCATCACGCGCCAAGCTTTTAAAGCAAAAATCTATGAAGTCCGCACTTTCAGCTATGGGGGCCGGCTTGAGGTCCTCGCCCGTGCTGAGGATGCGCTTTAATTCGTCGGCACTCAGGCCCGGCCGTTCGCGGTCAAGCTTCTTGGCGCGGCGCAGCAGGCTAAAAAGCGTGTCGTTAAACTCAGCATGCTCGAAGTGTCCGGCCTTAATCCAGTTTTCTTTCTCGGTAGTAGCAGCCGCATTCCAGTATTTGGCTGCGATGCTGACGCCCGGCACATTAAAATAGCGCACGACGCGCTCGGCTGTCACGCGCAGCCGCACATCGTGGAGGCCGTCCCCGTCCGCGCGTGGCGCAAGGATGAGCTTGAAGGTAGCAGGCATAAGTGAAACAACTATTTTTTCAGGGTAGACCTCAGCACCTTGCTTTCAGCAAATTGCCGAGGTGTGGGTAAGATGAAATTAGCAGGCATCTTAGCCGTTGTAACCTTCGTTCTGATTACTAATTTCGTTAGCCTTTTCGCCTCTATTATACTTAGCACTCTTACTCTTCCTTCTGCATGCCAGCACGCCCCCGCCCCCGAACTGAACTGGAAATTCTTTGCGCGGCTGCGGCCGTGGTTGTTTATGTGAAGCACCCTGTAACAAAGCGCGTTTTTCTGCGCCCAATAGGCAATAAGTGGCCTGCGTGGTTTGTGCTAGGTGCGAATTAGCTTTTTAGCTGCTGGCGTATCTCTAGCAGCGCAGCCCGTAGCTCTTCTATATCACTAGTGTTTTGGTCGAGCTGTTCGACCATATTCCCCAGCACCTGCTTGGGGTTCGCCTCACCGTAGCCGAAGCCTGGCTGTTCTCCCCGTCTATCGTCCGCAAGTATGCGGCGATTGACGGGGATTTTTTTTGACTCGCCAGATACGTCAGAATTATTTAGTGCTGTGTCTTCAAGTGATGGTTTTTTAGGTGCCTCGCCTGTCAACAAGTAGTCAACTGTGACTTTTAGCATTCGAGCTAGCTTGACTAGATTCTCAGGCAGAGGATAGCTAACAGCCTTTTCAAACTTAGAAACGGCGCTTTTGCTGACCCCTAGCTCATTGCCAATAGCTTCTTGTGTCAACCCATGCTCTTTTCTAAGAGAAATTAGGCGTTTTGCAAAACCTTCTATTTCAGACATTTGATAATTATTATTGAATTTTGTTCAACTTTTTTGTTACCTGTCTTGCTGAGTTGAGTATAAGTCAACTACATTTGCTAACACAAACACTAACACTAGCAAGGTACAGCGAACTTATGGAAGCCCTAGCAGCAGAAAACCAACCCCAGCTTACCAAAAAGCAAAAAAAAGCCGCCAAGCGGGCGGCTTTGATTCAAGACATTGCCGAGGCAGTGTATTCGTTAGGTGTACAGCGTCAGAATGAAATAGCTGCGAAGCATCAGATGGAAAAGGATGCACACAAGACTAGGTGTCAGGCTGAGCGTCTAGCTGAACAAGCTACCTACAATGCCGCGCACCCAATTGGGGCCGCCTTTTACAAAGAGAACCCTGTGTATGTCAATAATTTTGTGCTAAAACAGTATTTGCCTAGCGCAATTTTAAAATGGGCTATCGCAAAAAGCATCTTACCAGCAGGCACGATAGAACTACCCAACACAGCAGAGCAATACATTGCCTTGGCTCGCGCCGCCGCGTTGTCTATTCCTCAGCAGACCGTCGCGGAATAACGACGTAATCTGGCCCATCCGGCAAGTCTGCTTTCCGACGAACTAGACGCTGAAACCCATCGTGCGTGGCATAGTCCCAGGTTTGAGCAAAATGCTCAGGATTTGAAACTGCCTCTTGCCTGCCATAGATTTTTACAAGTGCTCGAATAACGGCTTTTGAGCCTTTGATTTTTTCTAGTAGCTGCTGCACAGTATGCCTTTCAGCTACCGCATATAAATCAAGATTATTGGCAATAGCCTCATGCAGTTCAGCCTTCTGCAAGTCGGTCAAATCGTCCATCCACCAGTCGAGGTCGGCCATAGTTGGGGCAAAATAAGATTCGCCGCAAACCTACAACATAAACACAACATGGACAATACCCCCACCATGCGGGAATTGATGCCCGCCGGCTTTCTGCCCCTGCTGTGCAAACGCACAAAAAGCAGCAACCTCTCCAACATGAGCCAAGTGGTCAGTCTGGAAAACAGCAATTCCCGCTTTTGGCCGGCTGTACTCCAATTGGCCCGTGAGACTAACCCCGAAGGTTTTGCCCGCTGGGAGTCGGCACAAGCCGAGCCTGTAGCTGCATAAAAAAAAGCGCCGACCTCCTGCAACGGGGTCGGCGCTCAAAAACCTAACTGATTCCACAAATATACAATGGAAAATCCAGAAGCCTACGGCCTTACCGTGCTCAGTGCCACGGACCCCACCAGTAATATGCTGCTGCCTGTTTACGGCCGCGCTGAGGCTGGCCAGCGGTTGGTAAACGCCCGCGAACTGCACACCGTGCTGGGCGTCGGCAAGAAGTTTACCGACTGGGTAAAGGAGCGCATCGGCAAGCATCGCTTCGTGCACAACACGGACTACGTGATGCTGCAACCAGACAAAACTATTTTTCCCAATTCTGGGAAAAATAAAAGTGAAGAGACTCGGGGCCGCAAACGCACCGAATACGCCTTTACTCTCGACGCCGCCAAGATGGTGGCAATGGGCACCAACAACGAGGTGGGCGACCAGATAAAGCGCTACTTCCTCTACTGCGAAAAGCTGGCCCTCAACAGCGGCGATTACCACATCGTCCCGCGCACCACCTGCCAGCAGTGGCTGCCCGGCTTGGAGGAGCATCTGGCCCCCAAGTTTCAGCGTGAGCAGGCCCAGCGCCTGCAAAAGCTACTGCGCGAGCGGGCTGGGATAAATGCCGTGATACGCCACGGCCGAGGTGCCTGCCTGAGCCAGACCGGCCTCGGTGCCCGCGAGATTATCCAGCTCGGGCAAGCCGTCGGGCTCCCCGCCAAGCACCGCACCAACGCCCGCGAAGTGCTGCGCCACATGGCCCCGGCCGTGGCGTGCTCGATGAGCCTGTACGACGCACTGGCCAGCTTCGGCTACGATGCCGAGGGCGCGGGGAAGGTGGCGGCCAAAGCCCAAGAGGTTTTCCACGACATGCTCCAACTCGGAGCCTATCCCCTCGAATTGGTGCCCTTCACGCGCTTTGTCAGCGGCACTACCATTTACTACTAAGCACACACCTCCTTCTTTTCCAACCATTTCCACCACCATGCGCGCAACTGCAACTACGCCCGCTACTACTTCGGCCGCCCTCGTCCCGACCCTGCCCGACATCGTTAATCGCCGTCATAAACACGTCATCACCGACTTGCAGCCCGCCGACCAGCTGCACACCACGGCCGCCATCCTGGGCTTCGCTCGCGGCCGGGTGCTGCCCATCTACGGCTACTGCGTGCACACCGACGACAACGGCCAACCCTATGCGGTGCGGGCCTACGTGCGGGCCGATGAGGCGCGGGGCCATGCCGTGGCTTTCAGCCAGCGCGATGCCCGCCTGCGCCCCACTACCGGCCAGCGCGAGGTGTGGTTCGGGGCAGTGCTCATGTACATGGTCGAAATCGACCTGACCGACTACGCCGACTGCCTGCGCCTGGAGCGCCTGAGCGAGCGCGTGCTGCCGCTGCTGGCAGCCCCGGCTGAATACTCCCACTCCCTAGCTGCCTGATGCCATGGCTACCACTCTTTCTATTGTAACCGCTGAGGATTTAGCGCAACGGGATGCCCGCATCGAGCGCTTGGAGAAGCTGCTGGAAGCCTACGTGAGCACGCAGCAAGAGTGGCTCACCACCGAACAGGCACTGAAAACGTCGGGCATTAAAACCCGCGAGACGCTGGAAAAATATGCCCGCGCCACGGCTCCCGATATCCAGCAGCCAGGCCGCATCACCTATCGCAAGCAGGGCGTCGGCTGCCGCTATGCCCGCACTAGCTGCATCGACTATGCCCAGCGCAAGCTCGGCCAGCCTGCCCTCGCGGCTTAACCCTTTTCGCTAAATCCCATGCACCTCGACGAGTTCACCACCGCCGCCCAGGCCCTGCTCGCTGCGGCCGGTAAGGCCAACGCCCACCTCAGCACCAGCATGGCGCGCAACGGCAAGGTATACGAGTATTACCTGAGCGCCACGGAAGCCACCGACCTGCCCTGGCCCCACCAGGTGGGCGCGGCGATGGCCAAGACGCCCGAGCAGGCGCTGGCCGGCTTCGCGGCTGCGCTCGGCGTTGGCTATCCGCTGACGGCCGCCGCGCCTGAGCCGGCCGCACCCGCCGTGGTGAGCGGCTCGGCCGAGGTGCTGACGCCCACGCAGGCCGCGCTGGTGCAGTACGCGAGCCCCACCCAGAAGGAACAGATTATCCGCCTGCTGAACCACCCGCTCATCACGCGCCTGGAGAAGACGAAGATGCTGCTCAACATCAACCGCCTCGATGAGGAGCGCGCTACCCAGGCCATTGCCAAGCTGCGCAAGGCCATTGAAGACCGCGAAGGCACTACGGCCGTCGCTGCCTAAGCCATGCCTGCGCCCCGATTCTACCCCGGTGACACCGTGGCCTGCGAAGTGGACTGCGAGTGGGAAAACGCCCCCGCTGGCAGCCCGCAGCCTGGCCAGCTCTACGGCATCCGCCATAGCTGCTGGCTGGAAGATGGCTACTACCTGCTACTCGACGGTGCGCGGGGGCTATGGGCAGAAGCTGGGTTTTGTGCGCCCGAAGAATTGCCAGTTGCCGCACTCGACGCCCTGCGGATAGCCGCTGCCACCCAGGCCGCCCGAGATGCGGAAAGTATAGCCCGCCGTGCGTGGACTAGTAAACCCAAAAAGCTCAAAAAGATGCTGATACACGCCCCCTAAGAGCCGCGCCGGACTGCCCGACGCTACGCAAAAACGCCAACCAACAACTTACCCCAACCGCCTGCGGGCATTTTCAATTTTTAACATGACGGCTTCTTTCGTTCCCCAAAACTATGTAGCGCCCACCGCCGCGGGCGGCGACTTCACCAAGCTTCAGGACGGTGAAAATCGCCTGCGCATCCTCTCCGAAATGCCCACCATTGGGTACGTCTACTGGAATAACGCCGGCAAGCCCGTGCGCAGCGAGCAGCATCCTGGCCAGCCCGCCGACGTGCGCATCGGCCAGGACGGCAAGCCCGAGAAGGTAAAGGAGTTCTGGGCAGTAGCGGTCTATAACTACGGCACCAAGAAAGTAGAACTGTGGGAGTTCACGCAGGCAGGCATCCGTGACGGACTGATTTCGTTGGCCCAAGACCCCGAGTGGGGCCACCCCACCCAGTACGGCATCAAGGTCACGAAGTCCGGCAAAGGGCTCGACACTAAATACGCCGTGCTGCCGGGTAAAGCTGCCGACCTCACAGCTGACGTGCAGGCCGTAGTCGATGCCAGCACCCTGAATGTTCGGGCGGTGCTGGGCTTGGAGCCCGCCCACCCCGCGCCGGGCGCAGCGCCCACGGCTGAACAGGCCAAAGTACTGGCCCCGGTTGATGATTCGCAGTTGCCTTTCTAACCCATGAGCGCCAGCGAGTTCGCCGCCTGGGTTCTGGCCCACTTCGAGCAAGATGTGTGGCTGACGGAGGCCACGCTTCAGCGGCGGCTCGCTGGCCTCAAGAATTGCCGGCTGACAGCGCCGGGCCTGCTGGCCGCCCTGCAGCGGGCGGGCTGGCTCACCGCCCACCCGCTGCACCCCGCCACCTACTGCCTGGCCAGCGTGTGCTGGCTGAGTGAAAAACCAAAAGCCGCTGAGGATGCGACCCCCAACGGCTCTCAATCAATTACCCAATCTTAAAACAAGGCTCACAAAGTTATGGAAGTTACAAGTAAAATGGTAGATGCTGCTTTAGAAAGCACTACCCCCGGCGAAGGCCCTTGCACCCTGGAGCAAGCACTAGACTTTAGCGGGGCGGATACCGCCCGCCGCGTGGTAAAGGCTGCCCTGTTGGCCGCGCTCGCCGCCACCCCCGCGCCCGCCAGCGACGAGGTGCTGGCCGAGCTGGAAAAGCGCCTAGATTATCTAGCTCATGAGCTGCCGTGGTTCAGCTATGGCAGTTTTAAAGACACTGGCGAGGAGCATTTCTATGTAAAAACGCCCAAAGGACCAGTGGATATAGCCACTTTCGATCGGGACAATGACGGGATTTATGCCTTGGCCGCCTGCAACGCCGCCCCCGCCCTGCTGGCCCGCGTGCGGCAGGCCGAGGCGAAGGCATCCGCTACGGCTCAGGTGTTCGATGCGCGCCGCAACTACCTGATGGCTGAATGCCGTGAAGCCTATGGCACGCCGCGCTTTGCACAGCTTGAAGCGCAGGTACTTGAGCTGAATACAATAGAGGAGAATATCCTGGAGCAGCTGACGGTGAAAGGAGGCCAGCAAGATGCTTAGCGCCGCCGACCAATATGCCATCAGCAGGGGTATCGTGCCCACTGGCGGCCCCATTTTCCGCGAGGTAGCGCAGGCCTACGCCGCCGGCTTCATCGCCCGCCCCGCCCGCCACAGCTTCCCGCTAGCCGGCGACCAGCAATTTAAGCGCCTGCTGGGCCAGTACCTGGCCGAAAACATCACGGTCTACCACCCGGCCACCGGCCGCTATGGCCTGCTCAAGGGCCTGCCGTACTGCGCCCAGCACGATGGCGAACCGCTGGCCGATGTGGAGTTCTACGCCGATGCTGAAGCGCGGGCCGAGGGCGGCGGCGACCGCGTGGAGCCCTACGGCAAGCTGCTGCCGGTGCTCTATGCTTTCGAGGACCTGGCCACCGAGCTGGTGCTGGCCGACGGCCGGCGCGTGGTGCCGGCGGTGGAGGTAATGATAATGATGGGCTGGGAGCGCCATCCGGTGCTCCAGGCGCGCCTCGTTGCGCCCGGCCAGATTGAGTTTTACGATGGCGATAGCCCCGAAGGCATACTGACGCCCACCAAACTGGCCAGCTGCCACCGTGAGGTGGATGCAAAACTCCGTGAATGGGGCTTCGCCGTCGGCCTGGTCCCCCACCAGTACCACCGCCGCGTGGCCGGCTTCGACTACGCCAGCGGCGGGCGGCCGGAGAAGTGCGCGGGCTGCGCCGGAAAGGAGGTATGCCGTGGGTAACGTTTTTTTTGGTGAAAAGCTTCGCCAGTTACGGCGTGCTGCCGGGCTAACTCAGGTTGAGCTAGGCATAAAAACAAAGCTGTCAGGCGGGGCTATTTCTCAATTTGAGAAGGGCGGCACCAAACCAAGCGCCTCCTCCTTGACTGTACTGTCTGCCGTTCTCTGCTTTGATTTCAGTACGGTTAGCTATGGTAAGCCTGCTGATGATGTTCAGGACGCTGACCTGGGAGCACGACTAGAGATAGCCCGCAAAGGCAAGGGCTACACACAGGCCGAATTAGCTGAAATGGTGGGCGTTTCGCGTGCCTCCATTGCGCTGTACGAATCTGGCATTGGTAACCCATCACTAGCTATTCTGCGGGCGCTTTCCCTACACCTGACCAGCTCTTTAGACTGGCTGGTATTCGGCCGTGAGCCGCTGGCTGTTCCTGAAAACTTGGTACTGGAAGCCAGACTACAAGCGGTCGAGACTGAAATAGCAGCTATCAGGAAGGAGGCCAGCCGTGCATAGCCTCACCACCCGCGCCCGCGCCCAGGCCTACCACGCCCAACACCTGCGCGCCACCCTGGCCCCGCCGCGCCCCCAGCCCGCCCGCACCCTCAGCGACCGCCAGCGCCTCTGGCTGGCCCGCTTCCTGGCCGTGCTCATGCTGGCCATCCTCGGCGCAGCGCTCTGGCCCGACGGCCAAACCCGGCCCCTTTCCTATTCGCAACCGGAGCCCGTCGAAGTGGCGGGCTCACAAGGATTTAATTTATAATGAGTACGACAGCAAAAGAGCGGCCCATCCTATTCAGCGGCCCAATGGTGCGGGCGTTGCGTGATGGCAGTAAGACCCAGACGCGGCGCGCTACTGGCTTAGCGTTTGTCAACGAAAATCCAGGCTGCTGGCTGCGCCAGTGGGTACCTGCCCAAGATGGTAAGCATTGGCTTTTCACCTGTGGCGATGACTCCGTGCAGCTGCGCTGCCCCTACGGAGTCGAGGGCGACCGGCTGTGGGTGCGGGAGACCATGCGCTCCACCAATGATGGCGACGACTACGCGTGGCACTACGCCGCCGATGGTGAGCCGCTGGATTTCAGCTATGAGACTGAGGCGGGCTACGACCTAGCCGAGGCGATGCGCCCCATTAAAAAGCCGTGCGTGGTCAGCATTCACATGCCCCGCGCCGCCAGCCGCCTGCTGCTGGAAATCACCGCCGTGCGCGTCGAGCGCGTGCAGGCAATTTCTATTGCTGATGCTAAGGCTGAAGGCATTGAGATAGACCATAGCGGCGATTGGGGCAACGGCTACAAGGACTATCTCTGCAAGGATGGCAGTGTGTCGTTTGGCAGTGCCGTAGCCAGCTACGAAAGCCTGTGGGCCAGCATCAACGGCCCCGCGTCCTGGGCCGCCAACCCCTGGGTGTGGGTAGTCGAGTTCAAAGTGCTTGAAGGCGGGAAGGAGGTGGCCAGTGCTTAACGACTTCACCATCGTAGACCTCGAAACCACCGGGCTCGACCCGGTGGCCGGCCGCATCACCGAGATAGCGGCGCGGCGATATAAAAACGGCAAGCTCTCGGCGGCCCTGGCCGTGCTCGTGTGGGCGGGCGTCGAGCCCGAGCCGCAGGCTGTCGCCCTGAACGGCCTCACCGCTGAACTGCTCCAACAGCAGGGCGTCGGCGAGTATGAGGCGCTGGAGGCGCTGCGCCAAGTGCTGGGCTCGTCGGTGCTGGTCGCCCACAACGCCGCCTTTGAGGTAAGCTGGCTGCACCAGGCCATCATGCGCATGCACCGCGCCGCTGGCCCGGCGGGTTTTTATAATAACTTCCTCTGCACCAAAACCCTAGCCGTGGAGCTGCGGGCGGGCTCGGGCATCAGCTACAGCCTCAAGCAACTCACGCACGATTATAATATCGAGTGGACGGGGGCCGCCCACCGGGCAATGCCTGATGTGGTGGCTACAAACCATCTGCTAAAGATTCTGCTCGACTTGGAGCTGGGCCTGCTGGCAGCGGGCGAACTACTCAACTGCTGCGGCGTGGCAGCCGGCAAAAACTATCCGCTGCCCGCCGGGCTGCCGGCTCATGTGAAGGAGGTGAAGCAATGAACGGCTACGAACCCCAGAAGCCGCTAACCGCGGGAGAAATGCAGCGCATTCTGTTCAGCCACTATCTGCGCTCAGATATTATTATCTGCCCTAACACCGAGGCCATCGGCTGGGAGGCTGACCTCGTGGTAGTGCAGCCTACTGACTACGTGGCTGAAATTGAAATCAAAATCAGCCGCTCAGATTTTAAGGCTGATTTTAAGAAAGAAATCAAGCACCAGCAGCTCGCTGGCGGCGGCCGCACGCACTGGCGCGGCGGGCCGAATCAGTTTTTCTACGCCGTGCCGGCCGGCATGGTCAGACTCGACGAGGTGCCGGCCTACGCTGGCCTCATCTACGTGCACGCCCCGGCCGGCTACGGGCCGGAGTATCACCGCGCCGAGGTGATGCGAGCCGCGCCGCGCCTGCATACCCGCAAGGCTGACACCAAGCTCCTGCGACGCATCACCCGCAGCCTGATGTACAAAACTTTTAGCTGCGGCCTTTGGGAGCAGCCTGAACACGCTGCCCTCGCCTGGCAGCCAGAAGAAGAGGAGGTGGCACATGATTAACCTGCGCCCCTACCAAACCCAGGCCATCGCCGAGCTAGCCCAGGCCCTGATTGCCCCCGCCAGCAGTGCCGTGCTGGTGCTGCCGACCGGCGCCGGTAAAACGACGGTGGCCGCTGAGCTGGCCCGCCGCATGGTGGCGCGCGGCAAGCGCGTGTGGTTTGTGGCCCACCTGCAAGAACTTGTCAATCAAGCCCGGGCCCGAATGGAATTATTTGGCCTCTTCGTGGGCGAAATGTCGGGCGAAGCTGAGCCCAACTACGGGCGGCCCGTGCAATGCTGCATGGTCCAAACGCTAGGTAACAGGCTGCGCATGGGCAAGATACGCCCGCACGAGCTACCCGACTTCATCTTCTTCGACGAGGGCCACCACACGGCCGCCGGTACCTATCAGCGCGTGCTCGATGCCTGCCCGGATGCGCGGCGCATCGGCTTGACGGCAACGCCGTTCCGGCTGGATGGCAAGGGCCTGGGCCAGTGGTACGCCGACCTGATTGCACCGATTTCGGCGGCTGAGCTCGTCGAGATGGGCCACCTCGTGCCCGCCAAGTACTACGCCACCGAGGCCGACCTGGAGGGCATCAGCACCCAGGCTGGCGAGTACAAGGTAGCCGAGACCTACGCCAAGTTCAACAAAAGCAAGCTATACGCCGGGGTAGTCAACAACTATCAGAACTACGCCGACGGCCGCAAAGCGATTGTTTTTTGCGTCAACGTAGACCACAGCCGCGCCACCGTGGCGGCCTTCACCGAGCGCGGCATCGCCGCTGCCCACCTCGACGGCGAAACGCCACGCGCTACCCGTGCCCGCATCCTGGAAGAGTTCGCCGCCGGGCGCTGGCAGGTGCTTTCAAACGTGGCGCTCTTTACCGAAGGCTTTGACCTGCCGGATATTGGCTGCGTCATCATCAACCGGCCGACCAAAAGCAAGGCGCTTTACCTGCAAATGGTTGGCCGGGGCCTGCGGCCCAGCCCGGGCAAGGCGTACTGCGTGGTGATTGACCACGGCAGTAACGTGAAGGCCCACGGCTTCTTCGAAGACCCCATTGCCTACAGCCTCGACGACCGGCCCAAGAAAAAGGGGCTGACCATCGGCACGGTGCCGGTGAAAAGCTGCCCGAGCTGCGGCGAGATGCAGCACGCCGGCCGCCGCGCCTGCATCGGCTGCGGCTACTGCTGGCCCGACGAGCGCGGCAAGAGCGAGGAGGCCGTGTTCGTCGAGGTGACGCGGGTAGGCGGGCTGAGCTTTCTGCCCCCCACGGCCAAGAAGCGCCAGCGCTTCAAGCAGCTGCCGCCCGAGCTGGAAGCAGTCAGCCCCTGGCAGTGGAGCCGCGAGCAGTGGGCGCAGGTGCGCCGGCTCTGCGGCTACAAGCCGGGCTGGGAGTCGCACCAGCTGGAGTATCAGAAAAATTATTTGCAGCAGCAGGAAGGAGCGCAGGCGGCGTGAACCTCAGAACCCAACTCGATTTCTTTCACGACGCCGCGCCCGACGTGCCCGCGTTGGTAGCGGCCGGTGCCCTATTTGTGCTCAACCACAGCGGTGGCAAGGATAGCCAGCTCATGGCTTACCGTGTGGCCCAGCAGGTGCCGGCTGCCCAGCTCGTGGTAGTGCACGCCCCATTGGGTGAAGTGGAGTGGCCGGGCGCGCTGGAACTAGCTCGTGACCAGGCCAAGGCCATCGGCTGCCCGTTCGTGCTAGCTGGCATTAGCACTGGCCAGACGCTACTCGACAAGGTACGCGCCCGCTTCGCCAAGCGGTCTGAGGTGCCCAGCTGGCCGAGCAGCGGCAACAGGTGGTGCACCTCGGACCTCAAGACCGGCCCCTGTGCCCGTGAGGTGCGACGCTATGCTGATGCCCACGGCTTCACGGTGGTAGTGAACTGCCTGGGCCTGCGGGCCTCGGAAAGTCCAAGCCGCTACAAGGCCCTGCCGTGGGCGCGCAGCGCCGCGCACACAAACAGCCGCCGCACGTGGTACGAGTGGCTACCGATTCACAACCTGTTCACGGCTGAGGTATTCGCGGGTCTAGCTCAGGCGGGCCTTACGCCGCACTACGCCTACGCACTGGGTAATGAGCGGCTGAGCTGCTGCTTCTGCATTTTCGGTTGCGGTGGCGACCTGCGAAACGCGGCCTTGGCTAACCCAGTCCTCTACGAAAAATACGTGCAGCTTGAAGCCGAAACCGGCTACACGATGCACATGAGCCGCAAGGCTTTACCCGAACTCACTGGCCTGTCGGTACGCCAAGCTTACCGCCAGCACGCCCTGAACACCCCCACCCATGTCCATGGTTAGCCTCTTCCCCAAAATCACCGCCACCACCGGCGGCCAGCAGCTGCCCCTTACGCAGGTGCTGGCTGGCATCGCCGACGGCCGCTGGCGCGCCGAAGTGGAGGCCGTACGCGCCCTGGGCTACGGCACCCCCGCCTACGACAGCGCCAAGCGCAGCATTCCGTACTTCACGCCGTCGGGCAGCTTCCCCGAAACCCGCGCCATCGCCGGGCTGAGTCAGCACTCGGGCTTTATCGGTATCGACCTGGACGCCAAGGAAAACCCGGGCACCGACTGGCATGTCGTGCGCGCCGCTATTGCGGCTGACGAGCATACGTACGCCCTGTTTACCTCTGTTGGCGGACTCGGGCTATTCGCCTTGGTGCCAGTGCCCACCACCCACCACGCGGGTAGTGTGCGGGCGCTGCTGCGCTACTACCGTGAGCAGTTCGGCGTGCAGCCCGACGAGAGCTGCAAGGACGTCAGCCGCCCACGGTACGTCAGCTACGACCCGGCCCTGTACCTGAACGAGGCTGCCGAGACCTTCGCCGAAATCATCGACGAGCCCCGCGCCAAGCCCGTGCCGCCCCGTCGGTCCCTGGCCGAGCCTGTGCAGGTCGGCCCCAGCGCTGACGTAGAGGCCCGCCTCATCGCCATCGGCGTGAAGATGATACGCGAGGCGCAGGACGGCGGCAAGTACGTGCAGGTGCGCAACGCCGGCCACCTGCTGGGCGGCTACGTCGGCGCGGGCTTCGTGGATGCCGGCCGCGCCTTCGACGCGCTCTACGCCGCGCTGCTGGCCAAAGAGAACGTGAGCAACCTCAAAGTAGCCGAGACCGCCCTGCGCTCGGGCCTGGAGGTCTCAGGCCCCGCCCGGCCGCTGCTGCCCGACTGGCTCCAGCTGGCTGTGCGGAAGGAGTTGCGCGCGGCCGGTGGCAACCTGGGCACGGTGGTCGAGCAGGCCAACCGCATTGCCGCCACGGCCCACGTGGCGCTGGCCGGCGTGCAGGCGGCTGTGCAGGCCATCGCTGACGAGCAGAAGCAGGCCGAGGCGCTGCTGACCTTCTGGCATCTGGTCGATGGGACCAAGCGCGACGCCCCGCCACGGCTTCAGCTCAGCCTCGACAAGTTTATCGAGTGGCTGGCCGCCGAGGGGTTCCGCAAGCACCGCCAGGCCGGCAGCTACGCCACGGTGCGGGTGGTCGAGCACATCGTGCACGAAGTCGACCGCGGCCAGCTCATGGACCACGTGCTGGGCTACCTCTCAGGTCTGCCGTTCGAAGTGGATGGTGTCTACACCTTCCAGCTCCGCGAGCTCGTGCTGGCCCAGGAGCGCAAGCTCTTCGACGAGAAATTCTTGCAGGCCCTGCCGACGCTCGGCGACGACTGGCTGCGCGACGGCCCCACCGTGGGGTACTACTTCTTCCGCAACTGCTGGGCCACGGTCACGGCCGCCAGCATCGCCACGGCCGACTACGACGAGCTACCCGGCCAAATCTGGGCCGAGCAGGTACGGGCGCACGACTTCGTACTGCTGGCCGCGCCCGAGGCAGCCCTGCAAGCCGACTTCCACCAGTTCACCGTCAACGTCTGCGGCGGGCCAACCGCCACCGACCGCCTGGCCTTGCTCCGGGCCAGCCTGGGCTACCTGCTACACGGCTACAAGGAGGAGCAAAACGCTAAGTGCGTGATATTCGTCGATGAGGTGGCCACCACCGGCAAGCCTGACGGCCGCACCGGCAAGAGCTTGCTCATCAAAGCCGTGGGCGAGCTCGTGAAGGTGACGACCATCGCCGGCGCGACGTTCCGGTTCGAGGATAGCTTTCGCTTTCAGCGCATCAGCGCCGCCACGCGCCTGGCCTACTTCGACGAGTGGGACGGCCGCCGCCTGCCGTTCAAAAAGCTCTTCACCGAGATAACCAGCGAGATTGCCGTCAACCGTAAGAACCACGCGGAGTTCACGATTTCCTTTGCCGACTCGCCAAAATTCGCCATCACCACCAACGACGTGGTGAGCGGGGAAGGCGGCAGCCACGAGGGCCGCAAAATCGAGATTCCGCTGGCGCCGCACTACTCCAGCAAGCACACGCCCAAGGATGATTTCGGCGTCGGCTTTTTCAAGGAGGGATGGGACGCGGCCGAGTACAACCGCTTCTTCAACCTGGCCCTGGGCTGGGTGCAGCAGTTCCTGGCCGGCGGGCGGCAACTGGCCCAGCTGGCCAGCGCGGCGCTCGACGCCCGCAAGCTGGAGGATTCGACGAGTCCTGAATTTTTGGAGTTTGTGCGCGAACTGGCCGAGCACGGCAGCGGCGACCCGCTGGATAAAACGCTGTGGGCCGATGACTTGTACCGCAATTTTCTGGCTTATGCGGGCGAAAGCGACCGCCGCTTTTCGATGCGGCGCTTTTATCAGTGGATGGCCAAGGTGGGGTACGTGCGTCACCAGTGGAAAAACGGTGCACACCGCGACCGCAGCTACTTCGTGCCGCCTGGCGAAGTAGAATGAGTGGGTTTGAAATGGGTTTGACATTTCAAACCCATTTCAAACCTCAGTAAAGCAATTAGTTAGCTCTGGCTTCGGCCTTCTTTTACCGACATTAATACTTCCTTGCGCGAGAGATTGTAATTTTTTCGCGATTGATTAAATAAGAAGAGTATAAAGAATGTACAAAATACAGGGCGTTTTAATGACTTAAACCTCAGAGCTTGTAAAACACTCGCGTTTTTGACACTCAAATAACATAAAATCAGGAAGTTGCAATGGGTTTGAGCATTCAAACCCAGCTCAAACCCAACCCAAACCCATGTTCGAAAATCGCACCCTTACCCCAGCCGCTGGCCTTGTTGAATACTTGATTAATAACGGCTTTCAAGACGTTACAGATAAAAAGCACCCAGCCCGTGAAATGATGCGCTGGCGGAAGTCGCTGCCGAAAGAATGGGCAGCTTATGCTAGCGAGTTACCCGTTGGTGCCCGTCTTTTCTTCCACAGCCCGCTGCATAGAAATGTGCTGCTTACGGCTGATTCGCTAAGCCTAGCGGGCTTGGCGGGCATCGCCTTTACTGGCCCCAAAATCTGCGAAGACGCCCTTTGGTACTGGCTGGACCACAAGAATACCTGCAAAGCTGAAAAGGAAGAATTTAAACGTTTAGTAGCTACTGCCAAATGAGCCACCAACCCGCCCCCACTACTGCCACCGCTACGGCCCCCAGCGCCCCCCGCTACACCCTCCCCAGCCCCGAGGCCCAGGCCGCTTGGTCCGAGGCCCGCTTGGGCCAGGAATGCGGCCTCTGGCTGCAAGCCTTCAACCGCGCGGCCTACGACGTTTTCTTTCATATCCCGAACGGCGGCCTGCGCACCGCTGTGGAGTCAGCCTCCTTCAAGGCCCAGCACGCGAAGGCGGGCGTACCCGATTACTTCCTGGCGTGGCCAAAGATTTATAACCACTGGGCAGACGGTCAGCGCATTTCGGAGAATGATGAGCACGGCCTCTTTATCGAGCTCAAAACCGCCACCGGCCGCGTAGCCCCCGCCCAGACCGCCTGGCACGCCGCCCTACGGCAGCAGGGCTACCGCGTCGAGGTGGTGCGCAGCCTGCCCGAGTTCATCGCCTTGCTTACGGAGTATGTGGGCTAGCGCACTCAACCCCAGCGCCTATATCAGCCGGCCCCAGGCCCACGCCACGCCCCGGCTCATCGCTTATCGCCAGCAGCTGCTGGCCATGAAGCACCGCAAGGGCCGCAGTGCGCAGCTGCTGGCCGCCACCACGGCCGAGCTGGAAAAGCGGCCGGACTACACCCGCTAACCCCTGATTTTCTGCCTCATGTCTGCGCCCTTAGCCCCCGCTCACCTGGCCCAACCCAACCAGGTGCCGCCTACTCCGCTCATGCCCACTATCAGCATTACGCCCCAGGGTGTGCTGCACCTGCACGCCGGCCTGCGCGAGCGGCTGAGCCTGCGCTACGGCCAGCCTATCAACTTGCTGCCGCCCGTCTTCGGTAGCTACTGGTGGTACCTCGACCTGCGCGAAGACGGCCCCCGCCCCAGCCGGGGCTGTCGCGTGCTCTGGGGCGACGACCAGCGCATGCGCGCCAAGGGAATCATCCTGCCGCCAGGCCTTGTCACCTCTACGCTGACGCTGCACCTGCATACCGACCAGCCCCAATACCCCAACTATTACCCTTTTCTGCCTGAAGATGCCTTCACTCCCAAAGCCCGTTAGACGCCCCTGGCAACCCGCCCCCGCTAAGCGCGTGTACCAGCAGCACGCCGCCCGCGATGCGCGCTACAGTACGGCCCGCTGGCAGGACGCCCGCGCCGCCCAGTTGGCCCGCTGCCCCTGCTGTGAAGTATGCGCCAAGGTCGGCCGCACGACGCCCGCCACGGTGTGCGACCACATTACCCCGGTGCGCCTCGGCGGGGCCTTCTGGGACACGCGCAACTACCAAAGCCTGTGCAGGCCCTGCCACCAGGCCAAGAGCGCGACTGAACGAACGACTCAGCCCAACAAACAATGAAACGCTTTACTACCTCGGTCACTCACTGCGCACGCTGTGGTGGTGAACACCTATCTGTTGAGTTCATTCCCTTCGCTTACCCACCGGCATGTGCTACCCACTGGGGCACCTGCCAGAAGACCGGCGACCCAATCCTGATGGTAGTGCGCCAGGTGGAGGTATTGGTGCCCGCAGAGGTGCCACAAATGCCCCATAGGGAGTAGGGGGTCAAAATCCTTCGGGGTGTCCTCTTCTAGACCGTAGCCCAACGTCAAATTTTTACGCCGTCAGGTTAGACAGGTTTTTCATTAATTGTATTTTACCGCTATCACCCATGCCAGGCCCCGCACCCAAGCCCGCGCGCCAAAAGAAGCTGGAGGGCACCCACCGCAAGGACCGGGAGGCGCCTAACGCGCTGGACTTCAACCCCGCTACTGACTTACCTGCGCCACCCGACGACCTACGGCCTGAGCCAGCCCGCCAGTGCTGGCAAGTGTGCGCGAAGGAGTTGCACGCTAAGGGCATGTTGGCCACGGTAGACCTGGCCTTGCTGCGCGCCTACTGCTACCAGGTGGCCCTGATGCTGGAAGCTGAGGAAGAGTTGGAAATGAACGGCAAAACCGTGGAGCGCTTCACCGCCAACGGTGCGCACACCGTTCGCTCGCCCTGGGTGGCCATCCTCTCCGACGCGACGGAGAAGGTTAGCAAGCTGGGCCAGCAGTTTGGCTTCAGCCCGGCCAGCCGCACGCGCATCAGCGCCCCCCCAAAACCTGAGTCCGACGCTAAAAGCGGCTTTGCCGTGTTCCGCAAATGAGCCGCAACTACATCGCCATCGCCAACCACTACATTGCCGACGTACTCAGCGGTCGAGTGCTGGCCTGTGAGCTCGTGCAGCTGGCCTGCCAGCGGCAGCGCAGCGACTTGCAGCGAGCAGGCACGGCTGATTTTCCCTACTGGTTTGATGAGGCCCAGGCTGCCCGACCCTGCGCGTTTATTGAGTTGCTGCCGCACATCGAAGGCGAGTGGGCGAAGAAAAAGATGAAGCTCGTGCTGGAGCCCTGGCAGATATTCATTATTACTTGCCTGTTTGGGTGGGTAAAAGAGGATGGTAACCGGCGTTTCGTCAAGGCCTACATTGAGGTAGCCAAGAAGAATGGCAAGAGCGCCCTGGCCTCGGGCCTGGCGCTGTACATGCTGACTGCCGATGGAGAGGAGGGCCCGCAGGTCTATTCGGGCGCCACCCGCCGCGAGCAGGCCGCCATTACCTGGGAGGTCAGCCGCAAGATGGTGGAGAAATCACCGGACTTGCAGCGCGAGCTCGGCGTAAAAGTCAGCGCCAACACCATCTATTGCGAACAGAACGGCGGCTTCTACCGCGCCCTCAGCAAGGAAAAGGGCGGCAACCAGGACGGCATTAATACGCATTTTGGCCTGGCCGACGAGCTGCACGCCCATACCAAGCCTGACCTGGTGGAAAACATGGAGACCAGTATGGCCGCCCGGGCCCAGGCAATGCTGTTTCAGATTACCACGGCGGGATTTAACATGGCGGGCGTATGCTTCACTACCCGCTCGCTGTGCGTAAAAATCCTCAGAGAGGTAATTGACGCGGAGCACTACTTCGCCATCATCTTTACCATCGACGAGGAAGATGATTGGACCGACCCCGCTGTCTGGCCCAAATCCAACCCGAACTGGGGTATCTCTATCGACCCCAAGAAGTTTGCCGCCGAGGCCGCTGAAGCGAAGGCTCAATCTGATAAAGAGGGCTATTTTGTCACCAAACGCCTCAACGTCTGGCGCAATGCCAAGGCTGCGTGGATGAACATGCTTGCCTGGAAAGCGTGCGCCAGCCCCGGCCTGCGGCTGGAGGATTTCGTGGGCGAAGAGTGTTACGTTGGGCTAGACTTAGCCAACTCTACCGACATTGCCGCGCTCGTTTTTATCATTATTCGCAGTAATAACGTCTTCGTTATTCCGCGCTTTTACCTGCCCGAGGCCGAGGCCGAAAATGGCGAGGGGGCGCATTATGCGGGCTGGGCCATTGACGGCTACCTGACGCTAACGCCCGGTAACGTAACCGACCAGAACCTGATTCAGGATGAGTTGCGGGCCGCCGCCAGGGTGGTCAGCATACGAGGGCTGGCTTACGACCCCTGGCAGGCCAAAAAATTCGCTACCGAGATGGAGCAGGAGGGCATGCAAACCATTGAGTACCGCAACACGGTGCCCAACTTCAGCGCGCCCATGAAATCGGTTTTTGCGATGGTGAAAGACGTGCTCACGCCCGCAGAGAAGCGCAGTGCCAAAAATTACCAGTTGGTGCAC